CGATACAACTCAATTAAGTCCAGAACTACAAATGTTCAAACAAATTTTCGATTCAGTCGCACACACTCAATTGAAGCAACAAGAACAAAGCAAGCGGCTAGATAAGGTAGAGAAAAAACAAGACTCTATTAAGGAAGTTCTTTCACTCAATCCTATCGAATGGCGCAGTAAGGTAAACAAGATAATCAACGCAATCGCTAAAAAGCGTGGAGGGTTTCAAGCGTATCAAGATGTCAGGAACGAAAGTTACGAAATCTTAGAAGAAAGAGCAAAATGCCGATTATCAATCCGACTGACGAACAAGAAAAGCGAAATGGCTTTAAACGGTGCGCCTAAATCAAAGATTGACAAAGTAAACAAAATGGATGTAATCGCTGACGATACAAGGTTGACGGAAATATATTTGGCAATCGTGAAAGAAATGGCTATTAAAAATAATGCGGAGGTTGTGTAAAAACATGAGCCAGCAAGAAATAAAAGAAGCATTAATAGTCTTGCTTTCTGAAAGCAAGCGACAAGTGGAACACCTGTTAGAAGAGTTAGAAGAAGCGGCAAAAGAGAAGGAAGAGTTATTAGAAGAATTAGAGTTAGCTAACCGCAAAATAAAAGAATACGAACAAGGAGGAAATCAAAAATGACATTTGGCGAAATGAAACAATACACTGATAGATTCAAAGAAATCATGGGAGGAAAAAAATCACTTAGGGACGTTAGACTAGCTAATCTAATGACAGATTTAGAACAAGCATACAATATTCCTGCACTTGTAGATGTGGTTTATGCCAATAATAACCCGTTTGTCGTGAGACTTTACAGAACAGTTTCACTAGCAAGGAAAATATAAGGAGGAACAAAAATGATATTGAATAAAGACGATTTAAACACCATTTTAAAAAAACATAAGAAGTGGTTGAATAAGGAAAAGGGGGGCGATAGAGCGGACTTACGAGGAGCAGATTTACGATATGCAAACTTACAAAGAGCAAACTTAAGATATGCAGACTTACAAGGAGCAAACTTATTAGGAGTAAACTTACAAGACGCAAACTTATTAGAAGCAAACTTATTAGAAGCAAACTTACAAGGAGCAAACTTACGATATGCAAACTTACGAGGAGCAAACTTACAAGGAGCAAGTTTATTAGGAGCAAACTTACAAGTAGCAAGTTTATTAAAAGTAAACTTACAAGGAGCAGACTTAAGATATGCAAACTTACAAGGAGCAGACTTACGAGGAGCAGACTTAAGATATGCAGACTTACACGATGTAGCCAACAAAGAAATATATACCATAAGCAATATAGGTACTTATAGAGGCATTGCAGTTTATATACCAGAGATAGACACAGTGTTTGCAGGATGTTGGTCAGGGAGTTTAGAGGGATTTTTGGAGAAAGGGATAGAGTTGAATAAATACGATGAAAAAGAGTTAAAAAAGATAGAACTAGCGTATGAGTTTTTTAAAATCCATAAGGAGGATAACAAATGAAAATCACAGATCCACAAATTATAAATTTAGCTTCAGAAATGGACGCGGACATTAATATTTACATTCATAAAGATTCTAAAAAAGAAGCCGTTGAAGCAGCGGAAACTTTTTCAAAAATATTAGGCTGTGAGTATGTAACAACATATTTCTCTGAACCATCACGAGCAAGTATAAGAATCGGAGATGTCCTCAATGGCGTTTTTATTGACTACAGGATGTCTGATGAAGAAAAGAAAGAATACTACCTAGAAGAAGCTAGAAAACTAGAAAAGGAGGGATAATATGGAACATCCATCCATCACGAAAGTTAACAAACTAGGTTACCTGGAAGAAGCAGAAATAGCAGGAATCGACTATTTCGGCAACACAATCTATGTAGGAGATGAAATAGTCGAGGACACGAATACAGGGCAAATAGTCAATCGTGAGCAGTTAGAGGAGTATCTCATGAGAAACGGATTCAAATTTTATCAAGCGGAATAGGAGGGGTAAGAAATGACTAAAAAGCGACTAGAAAATACAGAAAGGCGTACTGGAGGGGAGTTAGATATGTGGATAGTGTATGACAGTGTAGACGGTTTAGTTGGAATATTCGACAATTACGAAGAAGCCATAAGAGAGTATGCGGGTTGCGTGAATACACAGAAAGATTTGGTTAGTGACGAAGGTTGGTTCACATTAGACGAAAACGTTATACTTGCAAAAGTAGTTAGACACCTTTATGGGTACGAAACCAACGAAAAGGCAGTTACTTATGATGAAAATGGAGAAGAAATAGAGACGGAGGACAATTTATGGGACTGGAAAGAGGATGTTTACCAAGGATTTAAACAAGCTGAACGAGTGCGGGAATAGGAGGGTGAGGAATGAATCAAATAGAAGAAAAACAACCTTTTATAGTTACGAATTTAGAAACAGCAGCAGAAGCACAACGCAGACTAGCATATTTCGAGGATAAAAAAAGAGAAATCGACAAAATCACAGAACAACAAATCGAACCATTCAAACAGAAAATAGAAAAGATTCAAGCTTGGGGAGAAGAAGCAAAAAAGGAATTTGAGGACAAGCAAGAACACTATAAAAGCCTTCTAGAAGCTTACTGGAGAAGTGAAATACAAAAGGCTATCGAAGCGGGAAAGAAGCCTAAAAAGACACTTAAATTGCCTTACGGTAGTATCTCACTTAAAAGGCAACAACCAGAATTTATTAAAGATGATGATTTACTATTCAAGTTTGCAAAAAGTAGCGGATTTACAAAAGTCAGCGAAAAGACAGATTGGTCTGCTCTTAAAAAGAAAACACAAATTGTAAATGGTCAGTTGGTTACGGAAGACGGAGAAATAGTTACAGGTGTTGAGGTCAAGGAACGTGATGATAAGTTTGAGATAAAGCTAGATTAGGAGGATTAAGATGTCTAATTTGAATCTATTTCAAAAATTAGTGGAAATCAGAAAATCTATTGATGTATTTAAGAGGGATAAAAAAAGTTACGACTATCTTTATGTGAGTGGTTCACAAGTGCTATCTAAAATCAAAGATAAAATGGATGAATTAGGTGTTTTGTTGGTACCAAAAATTTTAGATCAAGAACACGAAACTTTTAACTACACAACAGCAAAAGGATTTGAAAAAACAGACTTCCTGGTCTACGGAAAAATGACATACACATGGAAGGATTCGGAAAATCCAGATGAAGAATTAGAAATACCGTTCTACTACACGGGGCAACAAGATGATATTTCAAAGGCATTTGGAAGTGGAATGACTTATTCAGAAAGATATTTTCTTATGAAGTTTTTTAATGTACCTACAGATGATGACGATCCAGATAACAGAATCACAAACAACAAACCAACTAAGTTAGCTTCAGAAAAGCAATTAAATTTTATTAAAAATCTATTACAGAAAAATGTGAGCAAACAATTTCCGTTTGATGATTTATACAAGTTTTTAAAAGAGAAGATGGGAACAGAAAAAGATATGGAAAATTGGACAGTATCGGAAGCTAAAAAGGCCATTGATATTCTGCAAGGAAAAAAGGAGGGATGAAAAATGACTGACAACCAATATTTCGGAGGGTTATTGTTGGGAGCGGTTGTAATGGGGTTAGCTTTATACCTCATTACAACCTTATAAAAAATACTTTGGATAACTATTATATCACAGTTTCGAGGTGAAAGAATGAAAAGAAGTTACTATGCCATTATACCAGGCAATGTTAGATATGACAAAAGTCTTACCCCAAATGCCAAATTGCTATATGGAGAAATAACAGCATTATGCAATGAAAAAGGCTATTGTTGGGCAGGTGATTCATATTTTACTGAATTATATGGAGTAAGTAGAAGCACCGTACAAAGATGGTTCAGTCAACTGGAAAGAAAAGGATATATAAAACGAGAAGTTAAATATAAAGAGGGTACACGCAAAATTGAGCATAGGTATACCTATTTATGCTACAACCCTATACCCAAAAATGAGACAACCCCTATACCCAAAAATGAGACAGATAATAATACAGTTATTAATAATACATCTAATAATACAATTAATAGTTATATTGTCGAGATAGTAGGCTATCTCAACCGTGCAGCTAATAAAAATTTCAGATCTTCAACTAGCAAAACAAAAACTTTAATAAAAGCCAGATACAAAGAAGGGTTTAGTTTAGAGGACTTTAAAAAGGTGATCGATACAAAAGTGAGGGAGTGGAAAAACGACAAAAACATGAATAAGTTCCTGCGACCAGAGACACTGTTTGGAACTAAGTTTGAAAGCTATTTAAATCAAGATGTAAAGGAGGATAACTGTGATTCCCAATATGACAACCTTTTCTGATATAAAAATTGTCGGCGAACGAACGTGTGAACATTGTGGCGCAAAAGTAAAGATTATCGAACGAAAAGGCAGAACAATAAGCGATTGTCTTAATTGCGAAAATTTAAGAATGAAAGATGAGTTTTCCGTGTATGCCGAAAGCTTAAAAGATAGAAAGTATGAAATATTTTTCGAGAGATATAGCCTTGTTCCAGATGATCTACTTAAATGCAGTTTTGATAATTATATTCCGCAAAATCAATCGCAGGAGATAGCTAAACAAAAGTGTGTGAACTATGTAAAAGAATTTGATCATTTGAAGCATTTAAATAAAATCCTTATGCAAGGTTCATACGGTCTAGGTAAGTCTCATTTAAGCTTTTCAATAGCAAGCGAATTAAAGTCGAGGAAGAAGAAAGTTATCTTCATTACTATGCCAAACCTACTGGACTTAATAAGAGATAGCTATAACTCGAAAGATTCTAACGAAATGGACATACTGGAGACTTGTAAGAATGTCGATCTCCTCATCATGGATGATCTAGGAGCGGAATATATCAAAGATGATAAAAATAGTTGGGCAGCGGATAAAATTTTCACAATCATCAACTCAAGATTGGATAAACCGACAATATACACAACCAACCTTTCAAGTTCGGAATTAAAGGAAAAGTATGGTTATCATGGCGGCAGGATAGTCAGTCGAATCATGCAAGGTACTGATTTTATCAAGATAGAAGGCAAGGATCACAGATTAAAAGGATGGTAGCTATGTGCAAAATATGCAACAGAAAAGGCAAGATTTTGAATGAGATCATGCAAGGAGTTTATCAGTACACTTATTGCTCATGTGATTACGCAGAACAACTAAAGATCGAAGACGATAAAAAGTATGCTGCTTTTAAAAAACGGTTAAAGGAGTTCAAGAAAAATGAAAACCTTGAAAACGTGTGTTGAGTGTAAAACAGAAATAGCCAGACATTGGAACAGTAACTTTTGTGAGAAGTGTTTCCGAGAAATTTTAAAAGAAAAAATGGAGGAAGAAGATGGACAAGAAAGTGATTGAAATACTGGAGAAAGGGCAGGACATGACTTTTAGTGAAATAGATTGGCTCCGTTCGAAAGGTGTCAAAATGGACGAAATAGCAAAGTCATTGGAGGTTAGTTATCACACTATATATAGATGGCTAAAGGCTAGAAAAGAGAAAAACGAGCCTAAGAAGCAACCTAGAACAAGAAAGAAGATTCCTATTTTTGCAGTTTACAAGGGTGATGACTTAATCTGTATCGGAACAAAAGAAGAATGCGCCAAAGAAATGGGAGTGCAACCTAGAACAGTTTCGTGGATGACTACTCCGTCAGTAAAAAAAGCGGATGAAATACAGGCAAAAAGAAGATTATTTGAGCGTTGTGAAAGTGGGGGATGAAGATGAAAATGAAATATACGAAAAAAGTAACTGAAATCTTACAAAAAGGGGACATGATGACATACAACGAGTTGTTCTTCTTGTTAAAAAGACAAGTGGAGTTAACGGACATTGCAAGTGCTTTGAACATAGATACAGACACATTAATTGAATGGGTCAACCAAAGAAAAGCGAATGAAAAAATAGCGGAATTAAAAAGAAACCGAAAGAGCAGCGAGTTTACTAGAAAAATGGCAGGTAGAGGACTAACGATAGAAAAATACATCTATTGGAAAGTCGCAGGAATAGGAGATGATAGAATCCGAAGAAACCTAAAAATGAGTATGCCAACCTTAACAAAGTGGAAACGAGAAATTTTTACCGAGGAAGAAATAGCAAAGTTGAATTTGAGAACAAATACTAAAAAGGAGTTAGCAAATGTTTAGCTTCAACCCTGTGCCGAAACCAAAATTTAAAAAAGTCAAAGCTAGAGTTAGAACGTCAATATCTAAAAAAGAGTACCAAAAGGCAATTGACAAGTTTGGTAGCTGTTGCGTAATTTGTCAAAATCCACGAATCGAAATGCACCATGTCAAATTTCGTTCGCAAGGCGGAAAAGGAGTATACAGAAATCTAGTTCCTTTATGCGAAAAACATCATAGACTAGCGCACACGCAAAGATGGTTTGCTGAAGCGCTAAGAAATGAAAGAGAAAATATGTTCGGGAAGTATTATTGGTGTGATAAGCGTGATTTATTCAAAATTGGATTGATTAAAGATGATACAGATTGGGAATTTGAAAAATTTATGATCGAGGAAACGATGAAAAAATGAAACAACCATCTAAAATTTGGATAAAAGAAGAAAAGCAAAGAAGTATTGACGGTGAAGAGCTAATGGTCATTTCGGTAAATCTAAGCGAAGTGAAGGATTCTTATTTAGTCTTTTTAAAAAAATGAAAACAAAATCCCATCATACATTATATGTCAAGTGTGATGGGAACGGGAAGGGGAACAAACAAATTGAATCGTATCGTACTTGCAGGACGTTTAACGAAAGATCCAGAATTACGCTATACGCAAAATGGGATAGCTGTTGCAAGCTTCACACTTGCAGTGAATCGTACATTTACAAATCAACAAGGAGAAAGAGAAGCAGACTTCATTAATTGTGTTGTGTGGCGCAAACAAGCAGAAAACGCAGCTAACTTTTTAAGTAAAGGCTCATTATGTGGTGTAGATGGCCGCATTCAAACTCGAAATTATGAAGGACAAGACGGAAAGCGCGTGTATGTAACGGAAGTATTGGCAGAAAGTGTTCAGTTTCTAGAATCTAAAAAGCAAGGGAATACACAAAACAACAGTTATCAAAGTAACAAACAGCAACAAAATAATAACGATCCGTTTGCGAATGGTGGGCAAGTTGATATTTCGGATGAAAACCTTCCATTCTAACTTAAGGAGGTGGATAGAACTTGAGTGTTTCATACGCTAACCGAGGAAAATCATTTGAACAAATTATCGAAACTGCAAACAAACAGTATTTATTAAAAAAGTGGGGGCTTATTCAGAAGGTTGCTACTCCCTGGAAGGTGATTCGTAAGGGAAAGCGGATTATTAGTGCCTATCCAGCAGAAAAAAGCACAGTTGATTTTGTAGGTGTTGCCAACGGAAAAGCGATTGCTTTTGATGCAAAGTCTACTAGAGAAAGAACAAGGTTTCCTCTTTCTAATATCGAGAAACATCAAATGTTATTTTTAAAGTATTTTCAAGATCAAGGTGGGCAAGCTTTTATTTTAATCGAGTTTTCGAAGTTAAACGAAACCTATTTAATACCATTCAACAGCTTATTGGAGTATTGGAATAACTCAATGAATGGCGGTCGGAAAAGCATTCCTTATAGCGATATGATGAAGTTCCCAATTGTTAAATCCGGAAGAGGGATAGTGCTTGATTATCTTGCTGTATTAAGAATATGAGCAATTATTTAAAACTAAGGAGCGATTATGATGTCAAATGAAATTAAAGAGTTAAAAGAAGAAAACAAGAGATTAAGAGAGCAAAACACCAGATTGGAAAACGCTCTTATTAAATATATCAAGAAATTAGAAAAGGGGAACAGCAAATGAATCCTATTTTAAAAGACTTACAAGAATTATATAAAACTCAAAATGAATTAGATGATCGGATTATTAAAGAAAAAAACTTGCAAGAAGAACGGTTAATGAGTGAGAAAATCCTTGCTTTATATGTAGAGGTTGGGGAGTTAGCAAATGAGCTGCCTAGAGAATTTAAATTTTGGTCAAACAAGAAAAATAATTATGAAAAAGCATTGATAGAATATGTCGATTGTCTTCACTTTATTTTATCAATCGGATTAGATATCGAATATGTAGATAGCGAATATTTCGATTCTGGTTTTGGTATTGGCGGTTATCACGAAAAGAACATTAAAGAGCAATTCTTAGCATTTTTTGAAACAATTGCAACCTTTGAAGAATATCGATATGAAAACGATTATGAAATGATGTTTAACTTCTTTTTAGGGTTAGGGAAAAAGTTAGGGTTTACTTGGGAAGAGGTAGTAGAAGCCTACTACAAAAAGAACGAGATTAACCATAAGCGACAAGAAGAAGGATATTAAATAATAACATTATAAAAGGATTGAGAAATTTGAGCGATAAACTACCAAATAAGATTATCAGATTAGATCAAATCCGTATTAATAGAGGATTAGATAAAGTGTGTAGCTGCAAAAATCGAAAATATGAAATTGATACTACTAATAGACGCATTACATGTTCAAGCTGTGGAGCGATGATAGAAGCTTATGAAGCTATGTTGGATTTAGCGAATCGTTGGGAATATATGAACAAGCAAATAGAGAATCTACTAGAACAAAGAAAACAGATCATGAATTATAAACCGTGGCTAGTTGTTATAAAATATTTGGAAAAAAATTATCGTGGGAGAAAGATGTTGCCTGTTTGCCCAGAATGTAACGAACCGTTTTATTTGGAAGAATTAACAAAATGGGTGGCAAAAGAATACGCAGACAAAAGAATTAAAAATTCAGGAAGAAACAAAAGATAAAAGTAAATAGGAGGATGTTTCAATCGGAAAAACTGCCAGAGTTATTAGAACTTACTGCAATTATGAGAGATAGGTCTAAAAGGCTAGATAAGGCAACAAGACAAATCTTCAAAATGGCAAGAGAAAAAGCAGAATCAGAACGAGACTATAGAATTGCTCTAGGACAGGAAATTATGAAGTTGAGAAGTGAGGGAATGCCTGCTACACTCGTTCAAGATGTTGCAAGGGCTAATATAGCGGACATAAGATTCAAGCGTGATTTAGCCGATACAATGTACTGGAGCGCAGTTAGTTCAATGGACGCTATAAAAACGGAATTAAGCGTACTACAAACTATTTCAAAGTATCAAAGTGAAGTGGGTGGTTAAACTGAAAAAAGCGACATTTAAGCATATAGAATCAGAACTTTATATCTACAACGAAACCGTAAAAGAGATTGACAGAATCAGAAAAGATATTATTTATTGCAGTAACAATGGAGATGAAAACACAGGAGGAGGAAGAAGTTCTCTTCCTTCCTCTCCAACAGAACGGATTGCAACAAGGCTTATGACGAACAGAAGACTTCAACAGCTTGAAAGCATTGCTTATGCAATAGAAAAGGTTTATAACATGGCCGACAACGATAGGAAAAAGCTAATAAGACTAAAGTACTGGACTAAGCCACAGACGAAGACATGGGATGGGATAGCAAACGAATTGCATATAAGCAAAAGACAAGCGTTTAGGTGGAGAGATGAGATCGTTCAAGCAATCGGGGAGATATTAGGATGGAGGTAGGGATATGCTAAAGATAAATGCTTATATAAAAAAATATGATTTAGAACTTCCTGTTTCGGTGATAGATTTTAAAAACAAAGAAATAGAAGTTGACTTATCTTACGGAAATGGAGACACAAGCAATTTTGGATTTGATGAAGTAGAACTCTTGGTAGGTGGAGAGATGAGATCGTTCGAGCAATCGGGGAGATATTAGGATGGAGGTAATAAAGTGAAACTACTAACGAATGCTCAATATAAAAAAATCACCAGAGAACATTATGGTAAAGGATATAAAAAAGGATATAAAAATGGTTACAATGAAGGGTTTGATAGAGGGCGTGATGAAGAGAAAAGAATAATCACAGAAAGAAAGAAGAATCTACAGTCATACAAAGAGGCGGATGTAATGATCCAAAGTATAGAATTGCACAGCTTCACAGTGGATGATTATCCAATCTTGTATACTGTTAAATTCAAAAGTCCTAATGGAGCAACCACAGAGATTGATTTAACTTTTGAAGATCAGAATTTTTCTTTACCAGATATAAGAAAAAAGATCACTGAAGATTTTTTTAGATATATCGGAACAAGTAAAAAATAATGTCACTATCATGTCACTTTTGACGTCTAAAAATGATCTATAATGGTAATGTGGAAAAACCATAAAGGTTGTACGGGTTGAGGGAAACCTTAACCTTTAGTTTAAAAGGTGCGGAAACACCTTATGCGCTAAATAGTGGGCTTTCTTTAAAGTTTCGACAAAATTTTTATTAGCACCTGCTTATGGGTGCTTTTCTTTTTTTTTTTTAAGAAGGAATAAGTCTCCTTTTGTCGAATTAGTAGTTCGATCACTATTAAAAGGAGATGGATATTATGAAACGAGATATGGAATTAGTAAGAAAAATTTTAATGGTGCTAGCGGAGCACGAGGGAGAAAGTTTCGTAGGAAGATTAAATATTGATGGATATAACAACGAAATAGTGGATTATCACATCAGCATAATGCTTGATGGCGGACTCCTAACTGGTAGATCACAAAGAGGGGACGATAGATTACTCTGCAATGACATTAAAATATCTTGGTTAGGAAATGATCTACTCGAAGCAATAAAAAATGATACTACTTGGGAAAAGATGAAAACATTCGCTAAAAGTAAAGGATTAAATATTAGTGATATTCCAGTAGAAATGTTAAAAGAGATAGCTATTTCAGTAGTAAGAAGTATTATAGGTAGTTAATTTCAAAGGCGCTCGTTAAGGAGCGCTTTTTATATTAAAAAAGGGGTGACACCATGAAAAAATGAACTGGGAGAAGATAAAACAAGAGTGGGAAACCTCAAATATAACCTTTAAGGAACTAGCGGATAAGCATAATATAAAAGCTTCAACAATACGCAGTAGGAAAAACAGGGAGAAATGGCAACGCAACGCAACGAAAAAGAACGCAACGCAACGTAAAGATGTTGCAACATTAAATAAACGTAAGGTGCAAACAAATAGAAGTGGAAACCCTAACCCTGTATGTAAATTTCCAAAACGCAACAGAGCAGCAGTTAAACATGGTTTCTTCTCAAAGTATATCCCTAAAGATTCATTAGATATCATGAATGAACTACAAGATGATTCGCCTATTGATATGCTATGGAATCAAATAATAATTCAATATGCTGCTATTATAAGGGCACAAAAGATAATGTATGTTGAAAATAAGAATGAGATCATTAAGGAGTTAAAGAAAGAAAAAGAAACAGATCACGGAATCGAAAGGGAATACGAATTTCAATTTGCATGGGATAGACAAGCAACATTCTTAAACGCCCAATCGAGAGCAATGTCAGAATTAAGAAGCTTAATCAAGCAATTCAATGAAACAGCCCACGAAGATGATGAAAGAAAAATGAAACTTGAACAAATACAACTAGGAATTAATAAAACACAAGCCGAAACAGAGTTCATACAAGAAAGAACTAAACTTATTAAAGGTGAGGAAAAAGACACAGGTTTGTTGGAAGCTTTAATTGAGGGAAGAAAAACATATGAACAAAGCAAAAATTAAGTTTTCACCTAAACAATTAGAGTGCATATATCGACCGTTTAACCATACATTCGAAGTGTTTGAAGGTACACCTAGAAGCGGTAAAACAACAGCAGGTCACTTTAGATATGCTGATTATTTGTCGTGGACTAAAGATACAAATCATTTGATAACAGCTTACAACCAAGAACAGGCTTTTAGACTTTTTATTGATGGTGATGGAACTGGGTTAAGGCATATTTTCGGGAGTTTAGCTGATATAAAACATGATGAGCATGGAGACCATTTAGAAGTTCACACACCTAACGGAATTAAAAAAGTCTATTACAAAGGCGGGGGCAAAGCTAACAGTGTTGGCGCAATCACAGGAATGTCGCTAGGTAGTGTTGTTTTTTGTGAGATTAACTTACTCCATATGTCCATGATACAAGAATGCTTTAGACGTACGTTCGCAGCACGAAACAGGTTTCATTTAGCGGACTTAAACCCTCCTGCTCCTAATCATCCAGTTATCAAAGAAGTGTTTGATGTTCAAGATACGCTTTGGACTCATTGGACAATTCGAGATAATCCGATCATTTCAAAAGAAAGAAAAGAAGAAATATACGAGATATTAAAAAAGAATGCTTACTTATTCAAACGTGACTGGGAAGGAAAAAGAGTTTTACCAGAGGGTGTTATTTATGGGATGTTTGATATGGATAAAAATATCACTCATACAATCCTAGGTAAACCATACGAAATGTATTTTACAGCGGATGGAGGTCAAAGCGACGCCACTTCATGTAGTTGCAATATAGTTACTAGATATAAAAATAAATTTCGTTTAAACAGAGTGGCTCATTATTATCACAGCGGAGAAGAAACAGGACAAGTTAAAGCAATGAGTGTTTATGCAAAGGAAATAAAAAAGTTTATCAAGTGGTGTACAGATACCTTTGAAATGCGTTATACAAACTTCTTTGTCGATCCTGCTTGTAAATCTTTAAGAGAGGAATTACATCAAGTCGGAATAATCACAGAGAGAGCAGACAACAACGCAATAGACGCAAAGCGACAAGGTGGAGGAATAGAGGTGGGGATTGAAAGAACACAAAACGCTATAACAAACGAACAGTTATTTTTAGTCGATAATAACGAATATGATCATTACCACTTCTTGAAAGAAATCGGAATGTATACAAGAGATGATAAAGGTAATCCGATTGACGAGTTTAATCACGCTATGGACGAATTTAGATACTCGATCAATTACTTTTACAAACGATATGTTTTATAGGCGGTGAAATCATGTTTAAAAGTCTCTTTTCGAAGGTTAGGGGGTGGCTTTATAAATTGGGCATTATCAAAGGTGTTAAGAAGCTTGTAGAAAATAGAGATTTAGATATAAGCGAAGTCATGTATAACGAAATAGAAAAGTGGCGGTGCTTGTACAGTGGTTATTTTAAAGAATGGCACGATATAACCTATCAAACCATTCAAGGGAAACAAAAACGCAGAATGGCAACGCTAGGCATGCCTAAAGTTGTTTCCGAAGAAATGGCTTCTATCGTATTTAATGAAAAGTGTTCGATTAATATATCCGAAGATACTTTAAGTGAAACGATAGAAAGTATTTTAGAAGATAACGGTTTTTATGAAGCGTTTCAACATTACTTGGAATATTCTTTTGCAATTGGCGGAATGGTTGTAAAACCTTATTTCAAAGACGGTAAAATATTAATTTCTTTCGTGGGCGCTGCTTCTTTTATTCCTATTTCTTGGGCTAATGGGAATATTTATGAAGGTGTATTCGTGAATGAAAGCAAAAGAAGAAATAAGAAATATACTCATTTAGAATGGCATTTGTGGGAAAGTGGAAAATACGTCATTCGCAACGAATTGTACAGAAATGATAACCAAACTGATGATCTAGGTATTCAAGTTCCTCTAGACGAATTGTTCGAAGGGTTAGAAAATGAAACTTATTTCACTGTATTAGACAAACCTATTTTTACTTATATCAAACCTAATATCGCTAACAATGTCGACATGGATAGTCCTCTAGGTGTCTCTATTTATGCTAATTCGCTTGATGTGATGAAATCATTAGATATTGCGTTCGATAGCTTTCAACGTGAGTTCGTACTTGGGAAGAAGCGTATTCTGGTGCCTGCGTCTTTAATAAGAACGGTCATTGATCCAGAAACAGGAACACCAACACGCTATTTTGACGCAACAGACGAAGTTTATCAAGGTTTAAATCTAGGACAAGATAGTGACGAGATAAAAGACATCAGTACAGAATTAAGAGTAGAAGAACATATTGCTGCTATTAATGCGCTTCTTAATATATTGGCTATGCAAACGGGATTCAGTTCAGGAACATTTTCGTTTGACGGTAAAAGCGTGAAAACAGCGACAGAGGTGGTTAGCGAAAACTCTAAAACATTCAGAACAAAGCAAAGCCATGAAATTATAATAGGTGCAGGAATTAAAAATGTTGTAGAAACGATAATCAAGTTAGGGGAAGCATTTCAATTATTAAAAGCTCCGAATGATTATGAAATAACGGTAACATTTGATGATTCGATTGCAGAGGATAAGACAGGTAACGCTAATTACTGGATTAACCTTGTAAGCAATGGGCTTTCTAGCAAGAAAAAAGCGATTATGAAAGTATTGGGTTTATCAGAAGATGAAGCTATTCAAATGCTCCAAGAGATTCAAGAAGAAAACAAAACAACCACACCAGAAATGATTGACTTTTTCGGAATGAACAAAGGAGAAGGAGATAATGGATCCTCTAAAGTATCAACAACTAACACTGCCAACAGTTGAAGTCTTTTTGAAAATAGAGGAACAAATATTAATCAATATTGCTAGGAAGTTAAAAAGAAATAAAAAAATGCTAAATGAAAATATCGAATCGTGGCAATTGACTAAACTCAATCAACTCGGAGCATTAACGCAAGAAAATATTATCATTATCGCTAAACACGCAGGATTGGCAATAGACGAAGTTTCAGAAATGCTTAAAAAAGCAGGGTATGGAGCGGTAAACGAACATGAAACTGATTTAATCGAAGCTGTCCGAATGGGGTTATTGGCACAACCTTCAAAAATCGCTGAAAGCACAGCATTATTAGCGGTATTAGAAGCATACGAAGAACAAGCGAAACAATGGATAAACCTAGTTAGCACAACATTATTAGCACAGTCAAGACAAGTCTATTTAGATATCGTAAATCAAGTGACAGGTAAAGTTTTAACAGGAGTATCAACACCACAGGAAGCATTAAGAGAAACCGCTGCTAGATGGGCAAAAAATGGTGTTCCTGCTTTGATAGATAAGGCAGGGCGTCAATGGTCGACAGAAGCATATATAAATATGGTTACTCGATCAATGTCTAATAACATAGCTAATCATATGCAAGACGCAAGGATGGATGAATACGGAGTAGATTTAATAGAGATTAGTTCACATAGCGGAGCAAGACCAAAGTGTGCTAGTTTTCAAGGGAGGATATACTCTAAGAGTGGCGAACATCCTAAATATCCTTCATTTAGCGTCACAACTTATGGGCAACCAGATGGGTTGTTCGGAATTAATTGTAGGCATATTAAATACCCATATATCGAAGGAATTTCAAGGCGAACATATAAGCCTTACAATTACGAAAAAAACAAGAAAGCATACGAAGAAAGTCAAAAACAAAGGTATTTAGAAAGGCAGATAAGACAAGCGAAACGAGAATTGAACATGATGGAGGAATTAGGAGATAAAAAGGGTGTAGAGAAGGCTAAGAAGCTTGTAAGAGCAAGACAGGCGAATATGAGGGCTTTCATATTAAATACAAGCAGAACAAGAATGTACGAAAGAGAAAAACCTTATTAGGAGGAAACTAAAAAATGAACTTTGGCAAAGCGATAGAATCATTAAAAGAAGGTAAAAAAGTAGCTCGCAAAGGATGGAATGGGAAAGGTATTTTTATCGAACTTCAAGTACCAGATGAGCACTCGAAAATGACACATCCTTATATTTATATTGACACAACAGGGCTAAAGACAAACAATCCTAACGCACCTAAAAGCTTGGTTCCGTGGTTAGCTTCACAAACAGACATGTTAGCGGAAGATTGGATAATAGTCGATTAAGGAGGAGATAATTTGTTTTCATCCAAAAAAGAAATAGAAAAGCTAAAGAAACAAATTCAAGACCAAGAACAAATATTATTTTCTATGTCGTTAGAACTTACTAACTTAAAAGCAGAACTGAATGAATTGAAGAAAGATAAAAAGTCTGCCTATTTTGGGTAGGTTTTTTATTGTCTTTTATTCGTACAGACGTTAAAGAAACGAAAGGAAATTATCCGATATGGAGGGTTAAAAATGAAAGAACAATATAAAACAATGGTCGATCATCAACCTAAAAATGATGAAGGTTTTTTAGATTTAGATTTACAGTTCTTTGCTGATGAAGGAGGGGCGGACGAAGCAGCAAGTGGTGAAGCTGATAGCGAACAAAACAACGAAGAACAGCAAGCTAAAACATTCTCACAAGAAGACGTAAACAATTTGATCGCTAGAGAAAGCAGAAAGTCACAAGAAAAAATCTTAAAGCAATTAGGTATTGAAGACTTTGAAAACGCAAAAGAAGGCTTTCAAAAGTTTAAAGAGTGGCAAGAATCTCAAAAAACAGAAGCGGAAAAACAAGCAGAACAATTAAAACAATTAGAAGAGAACTATACGAAAATTTCTAATGAAAAAGAAACACTAACCGCTCAATTATCAGCCTTAAAAATCGGTGTTGACGCAGAAGCGGTTAATGATGTTGTTGTTCTTGCTAAAACTCTAGTAAATGACGAAGTCGGCATGGATAAGGCAATTGAACAAGTATTAGAAAAATACCCACATTTCAAGGGTGATAAAGAAGAACACAAGCCAGTTTTTAGCACAGGTGTTCACAAAAAACAACCTACTACAGAAGTAGAAAAATGGATAAATGCTTTTAAATAGAAAGGGGAAATAATAAATGGCAGTATTAAACTATGCTGAATTATATTTACAAGGTTTACAACAAAAATTTTCGAAAGGGTTATACTTTAACGAGCTTTATAACACACCTAACAATAGCAGAATCAGATGGGTGAATGCTAAAACAATTCAAATTCCACGCATTGACGTTACAGGAATGGTTGATACAAATCGTGACGTTATCGGAGACTTCGCTCGTAAGGTTGATAACAGTTGGGAAACAAAGACGCTACAACATGATCGTGAATTTAGAACATTAGTTGATCCAGTCGATATTGACGAAACCAACATGGCTGTTACGATCGCTAATATCACGCAAGTATTTAATGACGAGCAAAAGATTCCGGAGATGGATAAATACATGGCTTCAAAACTTTATTCGGAATATACAACATTGGGAGGAACAGCGAATACAGACGCTCTAACAATTGCTAATGTACTCGATGTATTCGATAACTTAATGGAAAAAATGGACGAAGCAGAAGTACCAGACGAAGGTCGTATTCTTTATGTGACTCCTGCGGTATACAAGTTATTGAAAAACGCTGAAAAACTCCAAAGACAGCTAGAAGTAACGAACAATAACGAAAGTATAAAACGTGGAGTACGTTCTCTTGATGATGTAACTATAAAACGTGTTCCGTCCTCAAGAATGCAAACGGTTTACGATTTTACAGTTGGCGCAGTGCCAGATGTGGGGGCGTTACAAATCAATATGATTCTAGTACATCCGTTATCTATTATTTCGCCACAAAAATACGAGTTTGTGTCTCTTGACGCTCCAAGCGCAAAAACAGGCGGGAAATACTTGTATTACGAGCGTAAATATTGGGATGTATTCGCAATCGAAAGAAAGTTACCAGGTATCGAATTCAACATCACGCCAGAGGTATAAGGAGGGTTTTAATTGGCTAAGGTTAAAAAGTTAAATCGTGTATTAACCGTTAACGATAATGCAGTAAATAGCTATTTGAAAGAAGGGTATGACCAAATAGACGAAAAAGGGAAAATTATCAAACTTGCTACTGGTGGAAAAACTATTTCAGTTGCAATGTACAATGAAATTCTAGAGGAAATTAAAGAACTCAAAGAAGAAAACAAGAAATTAAAAGACGAAATTAAGAAGCTTAAGAAGTGATATTATGGCTTACATTGATAAAGTTTATTATGACGGCATTTATAAAGGCGTTCCCATCACAGATGTGGACGTCTTTTCACGTTTAGCAGAAAGAGCAAGCGACTTTATAGACCAAATAACCAATTACGTTTTACATGGCATAGAATTTACGAGTTTCGCTCAATTTATTCAGGATCAAGTAAAAAAAGCAACCGCTGCACAAGTTGAATTTATGTATAGTCAAGATTCAACGGGATATTCTTACGTTGGAAAAGGAGAAGTTGACAATGTAAGGATAGGGAATTTTAGTTATGCAAACGGAAAAAACGAACAAAGCGAACAATACGGAGGAAAAACTAATGATCTAGTAATAAGTTATTTAATCCCTACTGGGTTACTATATAGCGGAGTTGGTGTTTATGATCAAACCTATTCCTTTGGATGTCCTAATTCATAGCGTTACTTATGAAGAATATGACACAAACAATAGATATGGCGAAACTTACAAACCACCTATTACTTTAGATAAAGTTTTAGTGCAACCTGCTTCAAATATTAAACGATCAAATACAGCAGAGGAAATTATTTTTAAATCCCTACTGTTTTTTGATTGCGTAAATTCTAGTCCTAAAGTCACATTCAAAGAAAAGTCAAAAGTTACTTTTGAAGGAGAGACAATGTATATCTATAAAGTTAATCCATGCTATGCCTTTGGTCTACATCACTATGAGGTTGAGTTAGTATGATTCGCTTTAATACTAGGGTTGATTTTAATAGAAATGAGCTATTGTCAAGATCTGAAATAGCAAGAAGAGCAGCACAAATGATGTTGGATCAAGAGGTTTTAAAAGACTCGAACTATTACGTAAGAAAGCGTACTGGCGAATTAGAAAGATCATCAATAAGGGCTAGTCAAATAGGTAAAGGAATACTTATTTGGGACACAAAATACGCTAGAAAAGTATACTTTGACGATAGAAACATTAGTAGAGATGTAAATCCGAATGCAAGGGCTTTATGGTTTGAGGTTGCAAAGTCTGCTAGAAAAACTAATTGGAATTCAGCGGTACTACAAGAATACATTAACTTTTTCAGAGGTCGGTAAACATGGATTTTTTAGATAGATTGATTGAATATATCGAAACGAATGTTGTTTTAAATGTCGATAAATTAAACATCGGACCATTAGCAAAAAATAGTAGTGCTATATCCTTAATCCCTACACCTTCAAGCGTTTTAAATCGTTACTCTAATGGTGGTAAAACCTTTGAATTTTCGTTCCAAATTTTAATTAAGGGTAAAAACCAATCAACAACAATCAATGTTTTAAACGCAATTACAGACGTTTTAGACGGTCTTAAAAATGACGCAATTAAAAGTAATAACGATAGTTTTAAATTTATTAAATGCGAAGCATACACGCTTCCTAGTTATGTCGAAAAAACAGAACGTAATGAGTACAAATATACAGCTTTATTTACAGCGGAATTAGAAAAAGGAGGTCAATAACATGCCAACAGGTTTTTTATTGCAATCAGATCACTTGTTCGAGATAAAAACAGGTGTAGACGATACAACGCAAGAACCTATTTACTCACGTTTGGGCGCAGGTATTATGTCTATGGAACCAGGAACAAATGATGAATTATCGCAAGATAAATATTATGATGGGCTTGGTTTTGGAGAAACTGATGTAATTAGCGGTCAGTTAATCCTTACTTTTAGTGGGCACAGGAAATATGGTGATCCTGCACAAGATTATATCTTTAGTACTTTACTAGAGTTTGGACTAGGACGCAGAACGGAGTTCCGTTATACTTTGCCAGATGGAGGATCATATGAAGGTCCTTGTACAATTGCAAACATTACAGGTCCCGCAGGTGACGCAGGCGCAAAGGGTGAAATAGGCTTTGAAATTCACTTCAATGGTAAACCTACATTTACGCCGCCTGCACCATAATAGAAGGGGTTTTTCGCCACTTGTGGCGAATTTATTGGAAGGTATCATTCGCGCCACCTACACCATAATAGAAGGGGTTAGTCCCCTTCTTTACTTAAAAGGAGGAAAAAACTAATGAGAAAATTCGAGTTTAAAAAATCGTATGAAGAAATTGAAATAGCAGGCGATATTTATAGATTAGATATGTCAGACGAGAAAATAAAGGAATATCAAAAAGAGTTCTTTTCTTTTTATGAGAAATCGAAAAAAATAGAAAAGCAGGATTTAAGTAAATTAGATGAACACGAACAATTTTATAAAGAGGTTAGAGCGATCGTTGAAAGTTTATTAAATACATTGTTAGGTGAAAACTCATTCAGTAAACTGTATGAAAAATCAGGTAAATCTCTATTTAATTTGATTGAATTGGTCGTTTACCTAGCTGATATTGTAGAAGAAAAGTCAGAACATATCAGAAAAAAGAAAAGGGAATATTATACGAAGAAAAATAAACGAGGTTAAGAAAATGTTTTCTTTGTCTCATGAACTAGATGATACGTTTGAATTTGGAGATACGATATTAAAAATTGATATGTCGTTTGACAATATTTTACGTTTGTTTGAAATGTTTAATGATAATACGTTAGAAAATATTGAAAAGATCTTTTTAGGATTGGAAATATTAGTTTTAAATTATAAAGAAGTTAAGAAAATAGAATTTGAGCGTCAATATGAATTATTTAAGATATTACTGCTCGAATTTTTGGATATAGATTTAGAAAAAGAAGACAAAGAAGAGAAGGAAATAATGGACTTTGAGAAGGACGCAGGCTTAATTTATGCGTCCTTTTTTCACGCTTACAAGATTGATTTATTTGAATCACAAGGAAAGCTTCATTGGTATAAATTTTCTAATTTGTTAGCGCATTTACCAGATAACACAGCATTTAAAGAGGTTGTAAGTTATAGGACTATGAAGGTTCCTAACTTGAAAGAAGCTTCAAAGGAATATAGGGAACACGTTATCAAAATGAAACGGATATACAAACTTGAAAACGAAGAAGAAAATCCAGAACAAGCATTTGAATACTTAGCAAACGTATTTGGAGGGGGTGAGGGAAATCGCTGACGGAAGAATAGTTATTGAGTCGCTTGTTGATGATTCAGGAGTTAATAGAGGGATTCAAAATATCCAAAGTCGTTTAAGTGCAGCGGGTGAAAAGATGAAGGGTGTAGGCGAAAAGATGACAAAGAGCCTAAGCCTACCACTTGCGGCAGCAGGAGGAATTGCGATTAAAGCCGCAATAGATTTTGATAGTTCTAGTCGAAAAATTCAAAGTTCTCTTGGTTTGACTAGTGAAGAGGCAAAGAAAATGGCTAATACCGCTAAGGAAGTTTGGAAAGATGGTTTTGGCGAAAACTTGGATGATGTAACCAATTCACTTTTACAGGTAAAGCAAAATATATCGGGGATTGATAGCGAAAAGGAACTGCAACGTGTAACAAGAGACGCCATGGTCTTAGGACAAACATTTGACGCTGATGTAAACGAAGTAACTAGAGCAGGAAACAACATTATGAAAGGTTTTGGTATCGATTCAAAGCAAGCGTTCGATTTAATGGCACACGGCGCACAAAACGGGCTTAACTTCTCTAACGAAATGTTTGATAACTTATCGGAGTACGCTCCTTTATTTGGTGAAATGGGTTTTTCAGCTGAAGAATATTTTCAACTTCTAGAACAAGGAGCAGAAGCAGGTGTTTATAATCTTGACTACATCAACGACGCAATGAAAGAGTTTCAAATTAGATTAAAAGATGGTTCCGATTCAACATCAGAAGCTATGGGGCAATTGTCAAAAGGGACGCAAAAGGTGTGGAAGGACTATCTAGCAGGAAAAGCAACGGTTAAAGATGTTTCAAATACAGTATTGGCTGAATTAGAAGGAATGGACGATCAAGTAAAAGCCAATCAAATCGGTGTTTCTTTATGGGGTACGAAATGGGAAGATTTAGAAGCAGAAGCAATGTATTCACTAGGTGGGATAGATGGAAAGTTAGACGGGGTTAAAGACTCTATGTCTGAAATGGCTGAAATACAAGAGCAATCACTAGGTCAAAGGTTTAGCGCAGCTTTAAGAGAGGCACAAGTCGCATTAGAACCGCTAGGACACGCTTTATTAGATGTAGCGGAAAATGTACTTCCTGTACTATCTGAATGGTTAGGTAAAGTTGGCGAATTTCTTAAAAATTTATCTCCAGAAATGCAGACACTAATTGTTGCTGTTGGCGGTCTACTTATCGTTATAGGCCCATTTATTTTTGTTTTAGGAATGATCGTACAATCAATAGGGAATTTAGTAGTCGCCTTTACAAAAGTGGGTCAAGCTTTTATGTGGTTAAGCAAATTACTTATGACTAATCCTTGGGCAATTGTAATTACGTTCCTTGTTATCGCTGCTACTTTGATTTTTAAATACTGGGATGAAATTACAGCATTTTTAGCTAGCACGTGGGAATGGATAAAAAATACTGCTGCTAGAGTATGGGATTGGATAAAAGAAAGCATAATTGTTCCTGTCAAGCAAACATGGAACGATATGAAGAAAGTTTGGGAACTAGCTAAAGTATTTCTAGGGACTTTATGGGATGGGATTAAAACCAAAGCTTCAGAAGTTTGGAATAATATTAAAACTACTATTTCTAATTTGGTAAATGGCACAAAAACAGTCATTACGAATGTGTGGAACGGATTAAAAACATTCCTCTCTAATTTATGGAATGGAATTAAGAATGTAGCTAGCACGGTTTGGAATGGAATCAAAACAGCGGTTATGACTCCTGTGAATTTAATAGTCAGTGCAGCTTCTAAGGCATTCGAGGGGCTTTCAAGTGTTGTAAAAGGTGTTTGGGATGGAATTGGATCCGCTATTAAAGGAGCGATAAACTTCATTATTGGTGCAATAAACGGATTTATCAGAGGTGTCAATAAAGTTAAAATTCCTGATTGGGTTCCAGCGGTTGGAGGAAAAGGGATAAATATTCCGCAAATCCCAAAATTAGCAACAGGTGGAAATGTATTTGGGGATGGAAGTTTCATAGCAGGGGAAGCGGGACCAGAATTATTTACTAAAAAAGGTTCGCAAGTGAAAGTTACTCCTTTATCAAGTGCAGAAAAACAAGCAGGAATAAGCGGTGCTATGAGTAATAATGATAGGCCTCTTTATCTAGTAGTTGATAAATATATTCTTGGTAAAGTGATGAGGGATCCGATTAAAGAAAATATAGATAGTAGAGCGATTAGACTAGCGCAGTTCGAGGGGTGATCTGATGAAATTTAATGGAATTAAAAAACCTTATTTAAGAGTGCATTATGATCTAATAATGCCTGCGTTTGCTCCTATCAAAAGAGAAATCATTCAAGTGCCTGGTAAACCAGGTGGATATTTGACAGACACAGAAACAGAAGTTTTGACACTTACTGTTCCCGTCACGATCGAACCATTAGAAAGCGGAGAGTTTAGTAATCTAGAAAGGGTTAAGGAGGATTTGGCGGCGTGGTTAATAACTGAAGAAGAAAAAGAATTAATATTCGATCATGAACCAAACAGAATTTATCATGCGGTTGTCGAACAATCTTTTGATACAGAACGAGCATTCATTAAAGAAAAAGGTACGCTTATTTTTATTTGCCCTAATCCTTACAGAAACGGAATCGAACAATCAACAATTGGTAACCCCGCAATAATTAATAATGAAGGTACAGCGGAAAGTTTCCCAATCATAGAAATTGAAATATCTCAAAATACAACATACATTTCTGTTTCTGATGGAGAAAACATGAATATTATCGGTGACTTATTAAGCGTTGACCAAACACCATACGAACCGCAAACGATTATTTTAAATGACCCTATGACAACAACCGTCGGATGGGGTCCTGCGGGATTTACACCAGATGGTAGTATCGATACAGGTAATATAAGCACAGATGGTCAAAGTTTGATACCGGTCGATTATGGAGCGGGCACGAGTTGGCATGGTCCCGCATTACAAAAGTCTTTGTCGGAGCAATTGCAGGATTTTAGCATGGAATTTACGTTTGCTTTTAGTACAGAAACAATTCAAGAGTTAGGAAAAATCCAATTGTACGGATTAGACGCAGCTAATAAAAGAATTTTTATGCTAGGTATGGCTGATTATTGGAGAGACGCAGAAAGAAACATGCCAGAAGGATATCTTTATAACGACTTAGAGCAACGCTATCCTGTTTTAGTGAGAAACGCAGGGGAAGATTGGAATAAATTTTATGGCTATATCAAGATTAGTAGGGTTGGACAAAGGATAGATTTTGTGATCAAGAAAGTTAATATCGAAACAAATGAAGAAATTACAGTCAAACAGAAAAGATATTATGACACTAGCAATACTTATCAACGCAAATTGGCAGGTGTAGGAATTCATTTTGCTAAATTCGGAGACTATACTCCTGTTTCTTCTATTGGAGCAGGGCATATTACGGTTTGGCGTATCAACCAAGAGGATGGAGTGCCTTATATTGCGTTAGCAGGGGATAAAGTTGTGTTCGATCACACGATAGATTTAATAACTATAAACGGAGAAGAAGCGTTAAAAAACAAGTTATTCGCAGGTGAGTATTTCGCAATAAAAAGCGGTCAATCACAGATTAAAGCAGAACCAACGGAAGCTATCGGAAACGTAAGGGTGGTGTGGACTCCTAAATGGCTTTAATTCACATTTTAGATCACAACACAGACGAAATAATAGGAACTTTAAATAGCGATAAAGGAGAGTTTACAAACGCAGAAAGAACAACAAGAAAAGATAATAAAAATACTTTAGATTTTATCGCATTGAAAAAATTTGATTTATTAACTAAAAAGAACCGTCTTTTGTTACTTAATAGAGATGGTTTTTTAGATGAATACATTATAGGGGAAACAGATCAATACAAACGAAATCAAAAAATAGTTGAATCAGACGCTAGTTTCGTGGAGTTAGCTTCAGACAATAAAATTATTCCTCCTGGAGTTTGGGAAGGGCAAACAGCACAAACCGCAACAGAAACAACTCTAAATGGCACAGGTTGGAAGTCTGGAATTATAGAATTTTCGGGTTCTAGAACAATTAATATAGACACATTCAAAGATCCGCTTGCAATGCTCAATTTAATCGCTTCTACATTTGGTCTTAAATTGCGTTTTAGGGTCGAAGACAGAGGAAACAAAATAGCAGGTAGATATGTGGATTTAATACAATCAAGACCAATTTTTGAAGGTAAAGAAATTGTATTCGGTAAAGATTTAATAGGCATAAGAAGAAAAGAGAATGATAGAAATATTGTTACTGGTTTAGTTGGAATAGGACCCGAAAAAGATGATGGTACAAGATTAAATGTAACTGTAAAGGATAAGGAAGCATATCAACGCTGGAATAGGCAAGGAAGGCATATTATAAGAGTATATGAACCAGAAACAACCGATCAAAACATGACATTAGAGCGATTAACAGAATTAACTAAAAACGAACTAAAAAAGAGAATAGAATCAGTTGTGAGTTATGAATGTGAAGCGGTTGCGTTAGAAAATGTATTAGGGTTAGAACACGAAAAGATTAGAATAGATCGAATTGTGAGAATAAAAGACACCAAATACGATCCTCCGATCTATTTGGAAGCTGAATTTGATGAAATAAAAGACAACCCAGCTACAAAAGATATACTAGGCTTCAAAATTGGTGATTTTATAGAGTTTAGACGAGAAGACCTAGAAAATCAAATCAAAGCATTAAAAGGAATGCTAGCACAAAAACCTTCTAAAACTTACGTAGATAACGCTGATAACAGCGTAAAAGTGGAAGCTAATCAATACACAGACCAATTAAAAGATGGTTTAGGAAGCGGGACTGTTCCAATTAGTCCGGAGTCTATCGCAGGCATGATTGACGCAGGAAAAATTGACGTATCACTCACGATAGATTCAACGATTCCGTTTGCAGCGGATTCTAACGTTTTTTACGGCAGTGGTCCATATTTTATGACAGACGCAAGAGACGATCGAAACTATCATAGAGCGGTCGTATTGTCGTTCGTTCATGATAAGCGATACGTATTTATTCGAGTTTACGGGAATTGGACATCAATCGATCCTGCTGGTGACCCCGTACTTGATGGCAGTTGTCAATTTATTATATCTACATCAAAAGACCCTGCTGACGCAATACCAGGAGGAAGTGGGCAATTTACCGAAAAATCGCCAACAGAAGGTGCTAGGACGTTAGTCTTAGACATGGGTGAGCCTACAAAGCAGATA